TGCTGTTGTGGCTTCTCTGCTGTTGCACCAATGGCATAGTGGCTTTTCTTTTAGTAGTAAGCGTCTGTTTGTTTTGTATTGGGTTTGGCTTCGTGCTGTTTGGTTTAGTGTGCGTTTTGTTAGCTGGCTTTGGTTATGGGTTTGTTTACGTTTAGGCATTAGGCGCTTCGCTTGCTAGCGCGCGCTGACGCGCTTGCTCTTAATGGGTGGTTAGTTGTGCAGGTTGACGGGCGCAAGCAGGTTATTTGTTTTGTTACGTTCATACTTTGTTTCTGTAAGTAAACCATAATGCAGATAAGCCCCCCGCTGCTTAGCCTCACGCAGCACCCATAACTTTATTCTTTAGCCAGACCCTGTATTACTACAGCGCCTTCTACCCGCGTTACCGCGTTTCATCCATCCGCCGTGCTACCGGCTTAGGTCTATGCCCGTAATTAGTTTTCTAGTTCGCCTGTTACTTGTAACGCGTCTATTACCTTTGATATGTCTTGTTTAGTTAAATCGTTTGTGCTGTTAATTGTGCGGCCCAAAACATTACAGCAATACGCTTTAAGCTCGTCGCCTTTAATACCTTTACCATTAGCCAAACCGCGCATCATACCCAGCTGCTTACTAGACGGATAAACCTTTGCAGGGCCTTCCTCTGGGAAAGGTACTTCAACATCATTTATAGGCGTTACAGACGCTAAACGGGTTGTAGGTTGCCTGCTTTGCGCTGCTTCTACCTCATCACGGCTAGCAATACTTTTGTTTATAGCAAAACCCATATAACCCAAAGCGCGCCCTAAAGCAGACGTAAAACCAACTTCGTTTTCACTGGTCTTCGTGTACGGGGTGCGGCCTGGGTAAATTTCGCAGGCTGTAGCTACTGCCGGTATTGGGTCGTTTGCGTCGCGCCATACCGTTACCGTGCAGCGAATGAAACAAGTTTTGTCTGGCATTTCTACAACTTCACGGTGCGTTTCTTGTATTCGGATTTCAGGGTATTTTGCGTGCGCTAACTGCAAACGTGTAGCAACATCTACATAGTTATCTAAGCTAAAACCCATTACGCGACCGCCTTAACTTGTTTAAACGCTAAAAGTTCGTCAGTAGCCGGCAACATATCTATAGGCCATAACTGATTTTGTGGCATAGCAAAACACGGCCAACGCAACGCAGTATCCCAATTTTCTTGACGTTCGTTACAGCGTGCAAGCGTTGAATAACCGCGAATAGTGGCCCGTAAAATATTTTGCTCAATAGTTACCAATATGTAACGGCCCGGCTTATCGCCGCCAATATCGTTAGCGCGCTGTTCCATTGGGTGCGTTAATAAACGCCCATTTGCATAATAAGTCGTGCGAACTTCATAACCTAAAACGTCATTACGTTTAGGGTCATAACCTAAATAGCTGTAATCAAAACCAAAATAGTTAGCTACAGCCTGTTCACCTAACGCCCCACAAAAACTAACCGCGTAAGCCTGTTCTGGGTTCATATCGTATTTACTGTTTTTAAAATTAAGGTGCTTGCCGGCTTCTAATTGCAATTCAATAACTTTTAAACAGTTTTCGTAATCGGCTTGGCTTAGCTGGATAACTGGCTGACCTAGTTCGTTAAATTGCATTAGCGGCCAACCTTTCTAAACGTGCGTTTTCGCTTTGTAAATGTTTTACCTGTTCGCGCAAATCTTTTATTACAGCTAACAAATATTGAAGCTCAATAATTGCAGACTTTAAATCTTGCACTAAATCGCCGTCATCAAACGTATATTCACTAGCCCAGTTTTGTAAGTTTCTAATATTTTTATTAGTTACTAGTTCGCTTGGGTCGCGTAAAGGTACGTTGCCTTTTGTTATCTGGTTTATGACTTGCGTAAGCGCTTTTAGTTGCGCTTTGTCTGCGTCAAACAGTTTTTGCAGGTCGTCGTTTACGTTTTCGTTCATTGTCTCGGTTCTTTCTGTTAGTGGGTTTAACGTACCATATCAAAGCCGTGTACGCAGTAAGTAGCAAAGCGATTATAAAGTGTTTTATATTGACCACGCGCGCCACCCGTCGCTATAACGGTAAATAGCTAATGCGCTACGCAAATTAGTTTCTAAATCAAATAGTTCGCTGCAGTCTTTAAGTAAACCGTGCGCTTGTAAATAGCCGGTAGGCCAATAACGCGAAGGTAAGCACCAAAAGTAGTTTATTTGCATTACTCCGGCTGAACCGCCGTTAGGGTCGTTTGGGTTAAATGCGTTTGCCGTACAGCGGCTTTCACGCTGGGCTACTGCTATTAGTTTGCCTAATTCGTGGTCTGGCCAGCCTATGTATTTAGCCATATTAAATACTTGCCCGCATAGGTCAATAACAGGCGTTACAAGCGTCGTAGACGTCGTAAGCGCAGGTATACCTATAGGCGCTTCGTATGCTTCGTAAACGCTTGTAAACGGCGTTTGTAAGTCGCTGGCCGTAGGTGCGGGCGGCGGCTTCAATATAAACAGTGAAGTAATAGCTAATAGTGCTGAAATAACAGCTTTGCTCAAAAGGGTCATATACGGCCTAACTTTCTCGGTAAGGGGTTAAACAAACCCTAACCTACGCGCTAAACAGTTTGTGGCATATCCTTAAAAACCTGCTGAAAGGCTTGTTTTACTAGGTTTGCGTCATTAGCCATAGCTGGGGATATTTCAATATGAAACCAGTCGCCGCCGGACCACTTGCCTTTTATCCAAGTACCCCTATCACATTTCCAGCTTCTGTTTTCGTGATAGTCAATTACTAATTCTATTTGTAAAACGTCTGCATTTTCTAACAGCTTGTATATAAACGGCATAGCAATTTTGCGCCCGTCTACTAAACCTTTGTCAGTCATTTTACGGTAGCTAAAATCTGTAGCCAGCCCGCGCGCGTGATTAGATAATTGGCCGGGCTTTGTCCGAATATCCCTAATTATAAAACTGCCATTATTCCAAAGCGAACCCATAGACCGTTTAACTACCTGCCGTATAAATTCGTCATTACCCGCTAACGGTCTACTAGCTACCGGCGCTTTAACTGCTGTATACGGTCTAGTCATCTTCGTTTAAATATTCGTTACGTTTGCTTTTAATGCCGTTTGAAGCAACTAAGCCCGATAATGTGCCGGTTAAAAAAACTACGATAGTTGACATTAAATCTATAAAAGCCGCGTCGTTTGGGCTTTGTTCTATTGGCTGGCTAACAAACAGTAGGCCGTAAACCATACCTACAACAATGACGCTAAAAACTAAACCTAACAGTACGCCAACCGTAACAATTAGGCGCGCGTGTAATTCGTCTGGGCTGTATCGGTAGCGTTTCAAGGCGTTATTCCGCAACGGTCAGGCACATAACAAGTATTAAGCGCAGAATTTTTAACCTTTGATTTAACCGTAATTGTGTTGTCGCGTGTTGTTTCGCAAGCCGTCAACATAAGAATTAGCGCAAACAACCCGTATCGCATTGCATTACGGTTCGTTAGGAGTTGGCGGTACAAACTCGCCATATTCGCCTAATGAAGCGTCAAAATAATCGCCAATGCCAGCATAAATATTTCTAAAATTTGCGTTGTAACTTGTTTGCAACCATTCGCCGCTAATGTTGCACGACGCAATAAATGCTTGTCCTATTGGTTCGCTTTCAGGAAATGGCAAATTGTCAACGTCTGTGTTATTGACTGTTATAACCTCAACCACCATTTTTTTGTCGTTAATTTTTGCAAAGTGTGCCATTATGCAATCACCAAAGTTCCTGTCGCTGTGTACTGATAATAAGTGTATGAACCGCTTGTACCTGTTGTCGGTGAACCTGTTGTCGTAATTGTTAAACCTGTTGCGTCGGCTGTTAAATATCGAATAACGACTTGTCCGCTACCGCCGTTGCCGCCGCCTTTATCTGTTCCGCCTGAACCAGCGCCACCGCCACCGCCGCCGCCACGATTAGCCGTACCTGCCGAACCTGCTGCATTAGTTCCGCCGTTGCCTGCGTTAGTGCCAGCCGTTCCGCCTGTACCTGTTCCGCCGCCGCCACCGCCACCCGAGTAACTAATACTGCTACCCGTGTAACTGTTTGCTGTTGCTGCACCGCCTGCACCGCCCGTAGAACCAGAACCGTTACTGCCTGTGCCAGCCGAACCGCCGCCGCCACCGCCGCCTGCTTGCGAACCGCTTTCGTTGCCGCCTGCGTTACCTTCGCCACTAATACCTGTGCCGCCTGTTGAACCGCCGCCACCCGACGCGCCATTCATACCCGGCGCACCAATAACGCCACCACCACCACCATTAGCCGAACTAATAAAAGATGAAGCCGAACCACTTGAACCTGGATTTGTGTGCGTAACTGCTGATGGTATGCCAGCTCCACCCGCCCCGATTTTTATTGTGTAGGTCGTTTTGCCAAGAATACTTGTGCCAGTTACAAAACCGCCTGCACCGCCGCCGCCGCCGGCGGTTGAAGCGTTAGCACCTTTACCGCCACCACCGCCACCACCTGACAACATAAAATCCACAGCCAAAGTATTTTTGGCAGCACCGCTAAAAAAAGTAAAGGTTGACGCCGACAATGCAAGTAGGTAGCCGCCTCCGTATTGCGCCAATGCTAAAGAACCACTTGTGTTAATAGTTACGCCTGCGCCTGCCGTTACCGTGCAAACGCCTGCACCTTTGTTAGCAACCTGAATAACATCACCGACAGTAAAAATACTGTTATTAACCGTAATTGTTGTAGCGCTAGCGCTGTTCATCATTGTGCGTTTAGTTTCGTCGCCTGCGATTAAAACGTAGCTAGCGGTTTTATCTGATATTGGTAAATTTTGTATGTCGTTTAATTGCTGCGCTGTTAAAACTTGCGAAGCTACAAACGGAAACGGCGTGGTCATAGTGTCCTTACTTTATCCTAAAACGTTCTCGGCGTCTAGTATGCCAAAAACAGCGTCATTTAAAATTAGTTCATAAACGATAGTTGTAGGGCTAGTAAACAGCAATATTTTATGCCCGTCGCCAATATTTAACGTATGCTCTACGCC